ATTTATGAAAGGCTGGTTTTATAACCTTTCCAATCTGTTTCTCATAAACTTTGCATACGTTTCTCCACCGTCTGCAACTTCCCACATATCACCACCCATAATCTCAAAATCATGTTCTAAACCATCTTCGATGATTGGGGCTGGCAAAACGTCATCATCCATTTGATTCATATTTTCTAACTGAATCTGTTTTCGAATGTCGTGGTTGACAATTTCTTTAAAATATTGTTGAGTTGTTACCCATGAAAACATAACCAAAGACATGACCATATCATCATTAGCACCATCTTCTGCACTAAAGGAGTTCTTTTGTTGAATAAAAGTGGTCAATTCGGAGTATGTATCAAAATCTTGGATTTGTAATTTGTCACCTTCAATCAGTGTCTTAAGGTTTGAACAACCAATTGCCTTGACTTGAGGAGACATTTTCAATCCCATCTGAACACCACGGGCAAAACCAGCAGACAATTGTTGTGGTTTCTTATTGCCCGTAAATATTTTCCAAAGGTTCTCGTACTCAAAGTCTGCATGTAGTGAGTCTGCTACTTGTGGATTATTATTAATTTCTACCAACACATACGCATCATTATAATATCTTGCTGTATTATAGATGACTGTTGGAAACAATATAGGTGTAATTGATGAACTCTTGTAGGTTGCCACTTGTTTGTATGGTGTCTGTGAGATATCAATTACAGAGAAGGCTGAACTATCAAGGTTCTTACCTTCTGAAACGTCAACCGTGATTGCATACAGGTGGTCTAATTTAGATTCGTTGATACCTTCTTTGACCGGATGTTCATATATTTTTAACAGGTCATGGTTCGCAATTGGGTCATTATACACCAACTGTTGCAATTTATAACCAGAAATCAAAGTGTTTGAAGAACCTAAAAATTCAGTCTCAAACTCTTGTGAGAATTGTCGTTGAGAAGTGTTGCGAATTGTTTCTTCTTTCCATTTCTCATCACGACCAGGTACTTGTGACCAATGTATTTCAAAATTAATATAGTTATTCTTTTTGTTGATTGAGTCCATCCACAATTTGTAAAATAGATTCATACCATTCGGTGTTGACACAATAATAATCTTTGTCTTTTTACCTGATGAAATTACAGGGTAGACGGAGTTAAAGAATTCTTCCGCAATATTGTTTGGTACGAAAGCAAATTCATCCAAGAATACGATGTTAAAAGAACCTCCACGAATTGCAGATGATGATGTAGATGCAGCAACAATTTTAGAACCGTTCTCTAGTTCAACGTTACCTTTATTCCACGTAACGATACCTTGTTGCAACCACATTGGTAAATTTTCATATGCAAGTTGGTACTTGGACAAAATATCACGAGCTAAGGCTCCTTTGTTCGCTAGAACTGCACAGTTTTGTTGGTCGGTAAATATGGTTGCCCATAACATATATGCAACCGTGGTTGTGGTTTTACCAACCTGTCGTGGACATTTTGTAATAACGAATCGGTTGTCTTTGAAAAGTTTTAACATCTTTTCTTGGAACGGCCACATCTTAAAGTTGATTAGACCTTCATCAACGTTAACAATTTTAATATAATTTTTTGCAAAATAAACAGGGTCTTTGGCACATTTAATGTATTCATCAACCTGTTCTTGTGTATACTCTACCTTAACACCAGCCTTTTTAAGTAAAGGATTATCACGATATGCTTCACCAAATTTTAAATCAACAGTACTAATCATTCTTTACTTTTTAAGAGTTTATTTAATTCAGCAGTTGAACCAACAAAAATGGCTTTATCAATTTTGGTATCACCTTCTTTTTTGTTTCCATCCATTGTACGCATTTGCTTTTGTACCGCAAGTAACTCTTTGTTTGCATCGACCACATTCTTTAGTAATGTTGCATAAACTTCAAATGCTCGTGGGTGTTGTCCTGCTGCAGCAATGTGCCGAAGTTCTTCCATTGCATCTTTACCATTATCAATCAGCTCTTGCAGATTATCTTTAGTTTGTTGATATGCGTCTTGTAAGTCCGTTTTTAAATCCGGACCTTCTTCAGTCTTAACAACTGTCGGTAAGAGAGTTTTTACATCTTGTTCTACCGGTGTCACATCAAATAATTTTTCCATGTTTTTGTCAAACGTATTCATATTTTTAACTTAGTTTATAATGCTGCGATTCTACTTTTAAAATCGTTAAAATCAGCTGATGCTGCAACCAGTATCTTTAGGTTGGCCAAAGGTACAGAAGCACCAACTTGAATTGTATTGTTTGCAAATTGAATACTTGCAACATTTGCAATACCTTTTCCACTTAGGTCTAAAGCTACATTGCTTGAACCTGAAGAAGGTATAACAATTGTTCCGTTGCTTGTAAATTCCCATTGTTCTTTAAAATAATCAACCGTCTGTTCATTTTCTGGACTAGGATTTTGATAAGTAACAGCATTCATTGTGTATGAATATGTTGTATTGACAGCAAGTGTTATTGTTGTATTTCCACTACCAACTGTTGTGCTTGTTGTAGTGGCTGCGGATGGTACAGTCACATATGTAAAGTCGCCCCATTTGGTTGAACTTGAATATGCATACACACCAGGTAAAGTTCCATCTATCGGTAATTCATACGTAATTGCGATTGCTTTTGAACTGCCATTTGGATACGCATATCCAGTGCCAACAAGAAAATCACCTTTTACATCCATCTGTCTGTGACCAAGTCTAATATTTTGACCTGCACCTGGAACTTGAAGTGAATTCGCCCAAGCAAGATAACCATTGGCCGCAAGGACTTTGTAATTAATAAATGCCGTTTTACTATTGGGGTCTGTAGTTGTTCCGTTTACATATAGATAGTCATTACTATACTTAATCCAATTAATTTTTGGTGATGTTACACCAGTTATTTCTTTTTCCCAAACCAATTCGTTATTTGCTCTAAACATATAGATGTTTGTATTTGTTGCAGCATACCAGTTGTTTGAAGAATCATAACTTAGTCCAATGATTGTGTTTCCATATTTGTTGACATTACTTGTTCTAATGTAAACACCTTCTGTATCAAACTTATGGACTTGACCGTTTGCTGAACCAACTAACAAACCACCACGATTAGGTAAAGCAATAATAACAGATGCGTTTGCCGCTGCACCTGCATTATAAAATGTAAAATACAATTCACCCGTAATATCAAGGCCTGTAATTAAGTTGTGTTCGCCAGTATAATATGGAAAATCTTCATCATCAACACAGATATCTTTAGAACCAATTGAATCGGTAATTAAAGTGTTCCAAACATTCTGTCCAAGATAATTGAATTTTGTGACACGGGTTGAACTGTCATCTGGAATATTTGTTAATAAGTATATGTTATTATTTCCATCAACTGTTACTGAATCACCATAACTTGCTACCAATGTGCCGCCAACGTTGGCTGCAGGCACAGATTTTCTCCAGTAAATTGAACCATACGGATCAAATTTAATAACTGTTGCCTGTGGTAAACCAGTAACCTCATTCTGTGTTGTCATTGATACAATAATGTTATTTGCAGAATCGAAAGCAACACTGTGACCATATGCATTATTGGCTTGTGTATCTGTTTGACCGAATAACATACCCCAAGCTCTATGTTCGTGAGGATCGGTACCAATTTCAACCTTTGTATTACTGTACATTGTGGTTTTATCAAATAAAATATCACCCAATGAAGCAGTGTTTGCTTTGTTGAAAGCATTCTGTGCCAACTCTTGGTTGGTTTCATAATATGTGTTCGATGTATTGGAGTTAAAAGAAACTGTAGTGTACAACTCAGTAAAGTTGTTATTTGTTTTGGTGAAAGCCGTTCTTAATGAATCGCCTTTGCCATCATTTGCTCTAATACCAATATTGATAGTTTGTTTAGCCATTTATTTCTCTCGTTTTGTTTACTGATTTGCAGCTTTATTGATTGTAGTAACTTCAGCCAATGTGTTATCAGCCTTAGCGTCTTCTTTATCAACTGACATGTAGTCAATATCTGTACTAACTCTACCAATCGAATCGACTTCAACGAATTTCAATGGGTTCAAGTTGTATGATGTAAAGTTGTAATTTGCCAAAGTATTAATTCCGTATATAGGTTTGTCTGACACGAAGTTTCCTGTTAGTTCTTTCAGTCTCAATACATTATCTGTAAATTGTACAACCATGCCTGTTGCGGTTGCATCTTCTGGTGTGTAACCTTGATAGACTTTTTCACCAACTTTATATGTTCCATAACCGGAATCTAAGTTCATGTAAAATTCAATTACTTCTTCTTGTGATACTAGGTTGTATACAGAAACGAAGGCACGATTAATAACATTAGTTTCTGCAACTTTACCAAATATAAAACCTTTAACAGTAAAGTTTAATGTCCAGATAATCATTCTAGTTTCATTATCTCTACCACCTTCATATGTAATTTCATGTGAGGTTGAATTTAAAATCACAGGAACTTCTTTAATTATTCCCATTTCAGGAATCAAATTCAATTTGATGGTATAGTCTGGTGTAAAGAATGGTAAAATGTGTTCAATAATTTGTGTACCGTCTTCTATGTTACGCACATAGATGTAAAGATTAAAATCGAAATTGTATGGTACAGGATTATATTGTGAAAGAACTCCTGAAGGTGGAGTTCCTGAAAAATTTTTAATGTTTGTGTTTTGTTTTCTACTTGAATCGTATGATAAACCGGCCATTTCAAACGACATACGTGGTAGTGTCATCTGTACCTTTTTATCTAAATTCAAATCTTCTTCAAGCCGCATGACATAACGTTCTTTACTTGCATATGCAATAGGAACAATAAATCTTTCTGATTCGGTAAGGTCTGGTTTAAATCTATACAAGGTAATGTTATCAAACAGATTACCAAATCCAACAACCAATTTTCTTATGACACGGTTATATGTTGACATTATATTCTTCCAAATGGATTGGTTTCTGTGAAGTCAATAATGTTATTGGCTGTATCAAACAAATATGCATTATCGTAGGCTTCATTTCGTGTACTGTCTTTCAACGGATCATAAGATGCCAAATAGTATCTTGCATTACTTGTTGCACCAATGATTGCAACGTTGTCACGGAATTCACCTGCAATATTTGTGACCTTTAGTGAGTCATCTGGTTTGATCCATTCTTGTACTAAAGCCACGACCCATGCATTTGCTTGTGTATTATCTGTAGATTGGAATACAATTTCTCTAGGTTCATATGTTCCAGTTCCAGTACCAGTAGTCAAGTCTAGTGTGTAACTTGATTGAATCATTACATCATCAATGTCTTCCACACCAGTGTCGATAACTTCTTGTGAGTACTTGAATTTCTCTAGTTCTAATTCATAGAAGAATGGTATCTTGCGGCCTAACATAAAGAAATCTTTAGTTTGATTTGTAAATTTAATTTCAAACAATTCACCAGTACCATTTAAGAACGGTACATAAATTAAATCACCTTCTCTTGGTCTTGTAAGTAAATCTTGTGGTACACGTTGAGAGAAAGAACGCTTTGAAAGAATAATGTTGACAGTGTTTTTAATCTCAAGGCCAAACTTAGAAAAGAATTCTTTCTCACCTCCATATTCCATCGAACTGGATAGATAGAACTCAATTGGAAATGCTGAACCAAATCTTTTTATTGGATCCTCACCATATAAAATGTCTCTATCGGTTTCATTTTCAATAGGTAAATAGTAGGCGTCAAAACCCATAATCTTGATTGACTCAACAATCAAGTCCTCAATTACCCTTTGCTCAGCAAGAGAGTTATAGTTATTGAAATAAACCGAGGTTGCCATATTAGTTCATGAACATTTCTAGTGGTGCACCGTACTTGTCACCAATTTCTAAATGTAATGCATCTATTTCTTCTTTGGCTTCACTATAGATTTTGTCACCATTTAATTTGACACCACCTGGTAATTGAATGCCTTCAAACTTTTTAAGGTTATTGCCCCAAGAACGTTTGATAAGTGCTGTTGCATATTCTTTCAACCAACGGTCATTCCAGGCCTGTGT